GTGCGGGGATCTCTTGGCCGACGCCGAGGCGTTGATCGAGGCCGGGCAGATCGCCGCCCCGCTCGCCAACGTGTTCGACCTCGCCCGGCAAGCGAGCGCGACCGTCGAGCAAATGGAAACCGTACGCACGCACACCGCAGCGATCAGCGTGCGCTCGTTCCCGGCGTGGTCGGTCGGCAATACGGCCATCCGGTTCGCGCTCGTGCAATGCGCGCTGATCCTCGCCGCCATGACGTTCGCCAGCCGCCCGCAAGTCGACGCCTATCTCGACCGCATGAACGCGGCGTTCGACAACGCCGAGACGATTGCCGCGAACCGCATGGATCAGGGCTCGTTTCAATCGCTCATCGCGCTGCACGCCGCCGTCACGTTCGACCTCACCACGCGCGCGCGCACCCTGCCGACCATCGTGGTTTACAATTTCGCGGTGTCGCGCCCGGCGTTGTGGATCGCCAACCGGCTGTACGGCGGCGACGACCGCACGCAAGAGCTGATCGGCGAAAACAATCCGGTCCACCCGGCGTTCATGCAAATGCCGGTGCGCGCGTTGTCGCAATAGCATCATGCCGATCCCCCAGGAATTGTGCGTCGTGCAAGCGGCGGGCATCGAATACAAATGGTGGAAAGAGGTCGAGGTGGTTCGCGATCTCAACAACTGGATCTCGACCGCGACGCTCGTCGTCGCCGAGATCGGCGACCTGACAACCGGGGGATGGGGCGCGGTCAAGCTCGCGCCCGGCGTCCCGGCAACGGTCATGCTCGCCGGGCAGCTCGCGGAAACCGGCGCGGTCGCGGTGCGGCAGGTGTCCTACGACGGCGACTCGCACAATGTTCGCATTATCATTCAATCGAAAGTCGCCGACCTGATAAAGTCGACGCTCGACATGCCGCCCGGGCAGTTCAAGAATCAAACGCTCAAACAACTCGGCAGCGCGGCGGCCGGGCAATACGGCATCGGCCTCACCCTCAAGGGGGCGATTGACGGCGCGGAAAAGCTATTCGAGCGCGTGAGCATTCACCTCGGCGAGAGCCCGTTTCAGTTCATCACGCGGCTCGCGCAAATGCGCAACGTGCATATCACCGACGACGCGACCGGCAATCTCGTCGGCACGCGCGGCGGCGGCAGCACGGTCGCCGAGCTGCAAGAGGGCAAGAACATTCTCGCCGCCGAATTGATCTGGTCGAACGACACGGCGGTCGACAAGTTTACCGGCGACGCCGACCTGCCCGCGAACAACGACCATTGGAGCGACAAGGCGCGCGCGACCTCCGCGCAGGCGACGAGCTCGAATACCCCGGCCGGGTTCGCGAAAATTATCCAGCGGATTATCGCGCCGATGCCGGGCGATTCCAAAGACGTGCAGATGTTCGTCAATCACGCGCTCAACCTCAACGCGGCGACGCAATTCGAGGCGCATATCACCGTACGCGGCTGGCTGCGCGACAGCGGCAAGCTATGGCTCAACGAGGTCAACAATTACATTGATCTCAACTCGCCGATGCTGATGCCGCAAGGCAAGGTGACGCTCGGGATTCAGACCGTCACCTGCCGCCAAAGCGACTCGACCGGCACCACGACGACGCTCGGCCTCGTGCTGCCGGATCGGCTCGGCGCGGCCGACAAGCGCATCGACGACAGCGGCACCGGCACCGCGCCGCAGACACCGGGCGACGCCAAAACCTACGCACCGCAGGACGCCTAAATGAGATTCAGCACGCGCACCGTCGGCGACCGGATGCACAACGCGGTCAAGCGCGTGACCGTCGAGGATACGAACGAGGATCCGCTGTTTCGCGAGTCGACGCTCTCGCTCTACACGCAAGAAAAGCAAAAAGAGATCGAGCATATGGAGCCGTACGGCTTTAGCTCGCGCGTCAAGAAACCGACCGGCGACAGCAACGACAAGAAAAAGGCCGAGGGCCTTATGATCTTTACGGGCGGCAACCGCTCGCACGGCGTTCTCGTCGTCGCCGGGGATCGGCGCTATCGGTTGCGCGGCTTGAAAGAGGGCGAGCTCGCGCTGTTCGACGATCAGGGGCAACAGGTTCATTTTACCCGCGACGGCATCGTGACGAGCGCGCCGAAAGGCAAAACGATTGTCGCGCAAATCATGGACAGCGAGAGCGCGCCGCCGCCGCAAAGCCCGTCGAGCTCGGGCACGAGCACCGGCTCGTCGAGCGGCGCGGCCGACGCCAAGAAATACGGGCAATCGCCGCAGACCACGCAAAAGACGTTCGCGTCGTTCACGCTCACCAAGGACGCGCTCGCCATCCAGCACCCGGCCAAGATTACGCTCGGCATCGGCCCCGCTGGCGGCAGCGCGACGGCCTCGGTGGAAATGCTGCCCGACAAGATCACCTACACCGTCGGCGGCTCAAGCCGCGTCGTAACATCCGGCGAAATCAAGGACGCCTCGCCGTCGATCCAGCACAACGGTTGATGCGATGCCGCCAGCGCACAGGCACGGCGACGCGCGCACATGCGGCGCAACGACGGTCGTCGTCGGGCAAAGTTCGACCTACGTCAACGGCAAACTGTGGGCGGTCGAGGGCGATATCAATTCGCACGGCGACGGTCAGCTCATTGCGTCGGTTGCGGCCGTCAAGATCGAGGGCAAACGGGTGATCGTGCACGCGCCCGACGATGCCGTGCCCGACGACCTTTGCTTGCCGCTCGGCGGCGCGCATTGCGAACCGATGACCGCGAGCGGCAGCGGCGACACCTTCGCCGGATAAGGAACCATGCCCGATCTCAGACTCTACGATATCGTGACGCCGTTCGTCGTGACGTTCGACCTGTTGCAAAAGGCCGATAACCTGATCGACGAAACCGAGGCGCTCGCGACCGCCGTGATGGTCGCGCTCGGCACCAACCGGCGCGCCAACGACGACGATATCTTGCCGAACGGCGAGGCCGACACCGACCGCCGGGGATGGTGGGCCGACACCAACGCCGACGTCATTTGGAACGGCTGGCCCATCGGCTCGCGGCTTTGGTTACTGGAGCGGGCCAAGATCACCGACAACATGGCGCGGCAAGGCTCGACGCTGGCGCGCATCGACGCCTATATCCGCGAGGCGTTGCAGCCGTTCACGCAGCAAGGCATGTGCTCGCGCGTCGACGTCACCGTCACGCGCACCGAACTGCAAAAGATCGTCGCGACCGTCTTGCTCTATCGCGGGCCGCTGCCGACGATCCAGCTCCAATATCAATCGCTATGGGCCGAGATCGGAGGGTGATCTAAATGCCGTGGTCAACCCCTAGTCTCGACGACGTGCGCAAGCAAAACCGCGACTACATCACCGCGCGGCTGCACTCGGCGGCGATGATCCCGAACAGCGTGTTGCGCGTGCTCTCCGATGCGAACGCCGGGCTCGCGTTCCTCGTCTTGCTGTATATCGACTGGCTGGCGCTGCAACTGTTGCCCGACACGGCCGAAACCGAATGGCTCGACCGGCACGCGGCGATATGGCTGCCCGCCGACGGCCGCAAGCCCGCGACGTTTGCCGACGGCTCGGTGACGGCGACCGGCATCACCGGCAGCGTCGTGCCGCAAGCGACGCAATTGTCGTCGTCGACCGGCGTGCTGTACGAGACGACCGAACAGATCACCGTTGGCGCGGGAGCGACGCCGGTCAACGTGCGCGCCATCGACCCAGGAATCGCGGGCAACCTCGACGCAAGTTCTAGCCTCGCGTTCGTCAGCGCATTACCCGGCGTCGACGGCAGCGTGATCGTCGTGCAAATGGACGGCGGCGTCGACGTCGAGAGCGACGACGAGCTGCGCGTGCGCGTGCTTGAGCGGATCCAGCAACCGCCGATGGGCGGCGCGGCGTACGACTATGTTGCATGGGCGTTGCAGGTGCCCGGCGTGACGCGCGCGTGGGCCGCGCCCGAGCAAGGCGCGGGCACGATCACCGTGCGCTTTTTGATGGACGATCTGCGCGCCGACGATGACGGATGGCCGACGCCCGACGACGTGATCGCCGTCAAGGATTACATCGACCTCAAGCGTCCGGTCACGGTCAAGGACAGCTACGTCGCGGCCCCGATCAAGCAATTCCTCGACATTACGATCAACGATCTCGTCACCGACAACGAGGCGACGCGTGCGGCCATCGAGCAATCGATTCAGAACATGCTGTTCGTCAACGCCGCGCCCGGGCAGACGATCTATCGTTCATGGGTCGACGAGGCAATCTCCAACGCCATCGGCGAGGATCATCATACGCTCGTGTTTGACGATGCCGTGATGCCCGCGCCCGGCTACATGGCCGTGCTCGATACGATCCTCTACAGCGAATGACCGACAGGCATATCCGGCGCAGCGGCGACGATTACATCGACGCGCTGGCGGCGCTGTTGCCGGTCGGCCCGGCGTGGCCGCGCGAGAACGACTCGACGCTGATGGCGTTGATCGGCGGCCTCGCGCAGATCTGGGGCGATCCGGTCGACAAGCGCGCCGCCGACTTGCTTGAGATCGAAAGCGATCCGCGCACGACCGTTGAATTGCTGCCGGATTGGGAACGCAATTTCGGCTTGCCGGATCCTTGCTACACCGCGCCGCAATCCGTCGGCGAGAGGCAGCTCGCGCTCGTCATGCGAATGACGATGGTCGGCGCGCAATCGCGCGAGTTCTTTATCGGTGTCGCGGCGCAGATCGGCTACACGATCACGATCACCGAGTACCGCACGTTCGTTGTCGGTATTGATAGCGTCGGCGATGCGCGCGTCTATGGCGCATTGCCGCCCGACCCGATGCGCAACGAGTGGGGCAACCCCATCATGGACGCCGACGGCGACGCGCCGGTCGCCGACGGCGAGCTCTCCGAATATCCGTATTACGGACTCGGTCCCGATACGAACCGCTTTTTTTGGACGGTGCACGTCGATCAGGCCAAGCTCACTTGGTTTCGCTGCGCGTCCGGTCAATGCGGCATCGACCCGCATCTGCGCATCGGCGTCGCCGACGATCTCGAATGCTTGCTCGGCCGCTGGAAGCCCGCGCACACGTTCTTGATCTTCGACTATTCCGGCCTGAGTCATCCCGGCGATCCAATGGCCGGAACACCTTAAACGAGGACGCGATGAAATATCACGCACCCTACGGCGCGCCCGGTTCAAACGATCCGTACATCAACGGCAACCCGGCGACCGGCACGATGGGCTCGATCCCGCCCGCCGCCTCGATTGAGTTTCCGCAGCGCGAGATCGTGAACCTGATCGCGGCCGCTGGCCTGACGCCCGACGACGCCGACCTCACGCAATTGGCGCGCGCGATCCAGAGCGGTCACATCATCTATGGCGTCGATACCGGCTCGGCGACCGCCTACGCGGTGACACTCAACCCGCCGTTGCTGGCGTACGGCGACGGGCTGGCGATCTGGGTGTTGCCCGCCAACGCAAACAGCGGCCCCGCGACGTTCAACGTCAACGGCTTAGGCGCGCGCAACATCGTGCGGCGCGGCGGCGCGGCCTTGTCGCCGGGCGACATGCCGCAAGGCTACAAGTCGTTGCTCACCTACAACGCGCTGCACGCCAATTTCGAATTGTACGGCACCGGCTTTACCCCGGGCGGCTTCCTCCCGGTGTTGACCGCCAATACGAACCTGTACGTCAACGGCACGACCGGCGACGATGCGCTCTACGACGGCACGGCGGCGGCCGTGAGCGGCCCGCACGGCCCGTTCAAGACGCTCACCCGCGCGATGACCGAGACGTTCAAATACGGCCCGTCGCTCTACACCATGACCGTCAACGTCGCGGCGGGCACCTACAACGAGGCGTTCCAGACGCCGCCGTTGCGCGGCCCGATGATCGTGCTCAAGGGTGCTGGCGCGGGCAATACATTCGTCACCGGGGCGACCGATACGCACACGATCTTTTGCGGTTTCGGCAACACCATGTCGGTGCAAGATATCTGTGCGTCGGCGACGTTCGGCACCTACGGCCCGCCGTCGTGTTACGTCGCCTATAACGGCGGCTTTATCTATTCCAACAACACCGCATCCAATTCCGCGAGCGGCTTTGTGTTTTGGGCCGACAGCGGCGGCAAGATCGCTGTCGGCAATCACACGTTCAACGCCGGAAGCACATTTCAGGATGCAATCACCGCGACGAATTGCGCGTCGATTGCGCTTTACTCCGGTGTCGGCAAAACCATCGCCACCTATTCGTTCGGCGGTTCGGTTGTTGCAAGCACGGCGTTCGCCGCAGCATCGGGCGCGGGCGCGATCTACGCCTCGCCCGCGCCTTACACCAATCTGTTCTCCAATATCGGGTTTTTCAGCGGCCAGCGATACAACGCCAGTTTCAACGGCGTTATCTTTACGCAAGGGCTCGGGCCTAATTTCTTTCCCGGCACCGTCGCTGGCGGCGTGTCGAATGGCGGTCAATACGGCTGATCGGAGGATTCTCAATGTTCAACGCGCGCGATTGGTATTGGAGCGTCGGCGACGACGCGGCGAGAGTGTTTTCGTCGCGGCGCAACACCTATGTCGATGCGGCGAACGACGCCGACTATGCGGCATGGGCAAAGATCCACGGTCCCTATCCGAGTCAAGTCGAGAGCGAGTCCGACATTTGGTTTTATCTGCAAGAGTTCATGCCCGCGTGGCTGTGGAACGGCACGACGATGGCACAGCCGAGCGCGACAACCTACAGCAAGCACCAGCTCGCCGGTTACGCCGCCGAGGCGCGCGGGCGCAAGGAACAGGGCGGCATGACGCTGGCGACCGGAATGCCGATCCTTACCGACGAACGCGCGCAAGTGCGAATCCTGGGGCTGCGACTCGTCGCGCATGACAACGCGGCGCTCACGACCAAGTGGCTCGCCCCGGATGGAAAGTTTTACGACCTGACCGCCGCGCAGGTGATCGCCATGAGCGACGAGCTGCAAGCGCATATCAACGATTGCTTTGTGATCGCCGCCGACGTGCAAGCGCAGATCGCGGCCGGGGCGATCACGACGCGCGAGCAAGTCGACAGCGCGTTCGCGTGAAGGGCAACACATGGCGACCGTTAACATCACCGTGACGAACGACGCCGACTTTTACCGCAAGTTTCAATACATCATGTCGTCGTCGGGCGCGCCGATCAACATTCTCGGCGCGTCTATGGAGATGATGTTGCGGCGGCACGCCGAGGACGTCGAGGCGGTGCTGCGACTCGCCACCGATACCGGCGAGATCGTGGTGACAGATCCGGCCAACGGATTGTTCACGCTGTTGATCAGGCAAGACGTGTTGCAACACCTCGACCTCGGCGATTACGACCAATCGCTGATTATGACGAACGGCGTCGACAAGACAAAAATATGGTCGGGCACGCTGACCAACAACGCGGGGCCGACGCGATGAGCAACGTCGACATTGCCACCGACCGCGACGTGACGATTGATCCGGCGGGCGGCGCGGTCGTGGTGCTGTATCCCGACGATGTTGAAACCATTGCGACCGGCGACCAAGGACCACCGGGACCGGCTGGCGGGCCACCGGGACCAATAGGACCGCAAGGCTTGCCGGGGCCGTCAGGTCCAACCGGGCCAAACGGCGCGACCGGGCCGCAGGGACCAAAGGGCGATACGGGACCGCCCGGCCCCGACGGGCCGACCGGCCCGGCCGGGCCGCTAGGACCGCAAGGCGTGCCCGGCCCGACCGGGCCCGCCTCGACGGTGCCCGGGCCAGCGGGGCCGACCGGCGCGACCGGGCCGCAGGGACCGAAGGGTGATACAGGCGCGACCGGCGCGACCGGGCCGCAGGGACCGGCTGGCGCGGATGGCGCGGGCGCGCCCGGCACCGCGCCACCGATCATGGACAGCACGGCGGCGGTCGGCACGTCGATGCTGTTCGCGCGGCAAGATCATGTGCACCCGAGCGACACCTCGCGCGCCGCCGATGCCAGCGTCGTCAAGATCACCGCGCAATCGCTGACCGCGCCGCAGCAGCAGCAGGCGCGACAAAACATTTACGCCGCGCCGTTCGATGCAATGGCCTACAGCGGCTTGCAGAGTAACGGCGGCATGGAGGTTAGTCAGGAAAATGGTAGCGCGGGCCTCGCCGTGTCCGGTGTTGCAAAATACATTATCGATGGGTGGGCGGTTCAATCAATCGGGACGCAGGTTTTATCGTCGCAGCAGAACACGACACTATCATTGGCGGGGACCGGGTTTATCGCAGCGTTATCGACCAGTGTGACAACGGCCAATGCGTCGCCCGCAGCCGGTCATTATTGTTCATTCATCCAAAAAATCGAGGGATGGCGCGTTGCGCGGCTGGCATGGGGCACAAGCAACGCTCAACCCGTCACGTTAGGTTTCTGGGTCTATGCCGTCCGTACCGGCAATTATTCTGGCTCAATCAGCAATGGAGCGTTCAACCGTTCTTATCCGTTTTCCTTTACGGTCAACGCCGCAGCGACGTGGGAATACAAGACGGTCACCATCCCCGGCGACACCACCGGCACATGGGCCAAGGACAATACAATAGGCTTGCAAATCAACATTGCGATGATGGCGGGCAGCACTTACCAAGCCGCCAACGGCGCATGGACGGCGGGCGGCTTTCTTGGCGTTACAGGCACGATCAACGGCGTCGCCGCAACATCCGACGTGATGGCGATAACCGGCGTGACCATGCATTCCGGCAATGAAGGGCCGAGCGCGGCGCGCTCGCCGTTCATCGTGCGGCCTTATCCGCAAGAGCTGGAAACCTGCAAACGATACTGGCAATTGGTGATGCCGGAAACCCGAGCGGGCGCATTTTCCGGTTCGGCATTTTTTGGTGCTACCTATCCGTTTGTCGAAATGCGCGTCCAACCAACGATCACGATAGTTGCTGTTGGTATAAGCGCCAATGCGTCCGCCTATACCTTTGTTGCCTTGAGCAACAAGGAAGGGCGAACGTCGCTGACCTCCGCCGCCGCTGGCGATTGTTATGTGCTCTCGCGCACCTATTCGCTCGACGCGAGGCTATGATGGCCGACTATCAACTCACCGACAGCGACGTCGTGATCCGTACGATGGACGGCGCATCCATCCCCAACGATCCGGCCAACCGCGACCGCATCGAATATGAGGCGTGGCTCGATGACGGCGGCGTGCCCGATCAGTATGTGCCACCCGCGCCGGTCGCGCCCGAGCCCGCGCCGGAAACAACGGTGCTTTACGATCACGAAAATCGCTTGCGCTCGCTAGAGGGGCAACCGCCGCTGACCATTGGCGAGTTCTTGAGCAAGGCAAAACAGCAACCCGCGCCGGAACAAAGGCGCAAACGGAAATAGAGAATGGCAATCGAAGCAACCGGCACGGTCGTCGGCGTTGTCGTTGTGATGATGCTGGCAGTCGGCGGAATGATCTATTCGCAAAGCGACGCACAACCTTTGAAGCCGGTTTGTGTCACCGACGAGGACCGCGTTCTTATTCGACGGCAAGTCTTGTCGGCGGTCGATGATGCGCTCCACGATCACATGAAGGCGTTGTTCATTGGCTGGATAAAAGATCCGCGCGATCAACCGGCACGCGCCTCGGCCGGTATTCAAGCCGCCATCGTTGCGTACCAGCGCGCTCGCGCCGATGCGCTGAAATGGAATCCGGCCAGTTGCTAGAGGAAACACAATGACGATGCAGGTGCGCGGCACGGTGTCGACATTCGGGGGACCGGACGACCTCGGCGTTGCCGCCGATGAAGGGCTCGCGCTCTACAGCGACACGAGCCAAAAGCCCGAATTATTCTTGAGCTATCAGCCCGAGGGCACGACCGGCCTCGCGCGGCGCTTGAACCCCGACACGTTTTATGTCGCGTGCCGATGGGATTACGACGTGCATCCCAAGTCGATGCTCACCGAGGAAATGGCGTTGATCCACGCCCCGGCGACCGGGCGCTCGCTCAAGGTTTACCCTTGTGATTGGGGCCCGCACGTCGACACCGGGCGCGTCGCCGACATTTCGCCGGGCGCGATGGAATATCTCGGGATCCAGACCGACGACGAGATCGAGCTCGTGTTCCCGTTCACGACGCGCGGCTCGACGCCGGGCTACAGCCGCATCGTGATCTCGTCCGGTCACGGCAAGTATGTGCGCGGCGCGAGCGGCGTGCTCGATGAGGTCGACGAGGCCCGGCGTGTCGTCGAGTGCGTGGCCGACGGGCTGCGCGAGCTTGGCGTTGAGGTCGACACGTTCCACGACGACGTGAGCAAAACGCAAAACGAAAACTTGAATCGCATCGTCGACTATCACAACTCCCAGGATCGCGACCTCGACATATCGGTGCATTTCAACGCGTATGTTGAGACGACCTCCCCGATGGGGACCGAATGCCTTTACGTCACGCAAAGCGCGCTCGCCGATCATGTCGCGCACGCCATCGCGTCCCTCGGCTTTATCAATCGCGGCGCGAAAAAGCGCACCGATCTGTTTTTCCTCAATCAGACGACGATGCCGTCGATTCTGATCGAGGTCTGTTTCGTCGACAGTTCGGCCGACGCCGCGCTTTATGATCAACGGTTCGCCGAGATCTGCGCGGCGGTTGCTGGCGTGTTGGCTGGCGACGAGGCGCGCGTCGCGGTCTGACGTTACCTCCCGGCGACAACTTGAAGGCCCCGCACCATGCGGGGCCTATTTTTTTTGCCTTGTGCGATCTAGCGTTTGCAAATGGCGGGGGGCCGATTCGGGACGCGACCGCCATGCAGCCCGCGTACTATGCGCTCGCGCTCTATGCCGCTTTTGCGATTGGCGGCTCGCTCGGGTTTTTGTTCGCGTCGCTTTGCTACATGAGCAAAGCCGCCGACGAGAACGAGCCGCGCTAGATCCCGAACGTCTTGCCGCGCGCGCGATGGGCTTCCTCGGTTTCGACCGCGCCGCCGACCTCGTGCCATTTGCCATCGCTGGAAAGCGCGGGCGCGAACAACGTCACCGCATCGCTCGACGAAAAGCGGACGATGGTCGCTTTGCCCTCGGCCGCCCGGCGCGCGACGTATTTGCGAAACGCGGGCGCTCGATGCGCGTTGCGATGGGCCGGATCGCACCATACCTGCACGACCTCGACCGGGGATTCCGTGCCTGTATCGGGATCGCAAAGCGATACCCAATCCGGCAGCATGTCGATCACGAGATGCGACTTGTCGGGACGTTTTTGATCGGCGGTATCGTCGTCGACGAGCCAACGGCAATTCCAGAAAAAGCACGAGCGCGGCATCCGCCCCGGCATGTGATAGACCGAGCAACCGCCCGTAATTTGATACATGCAACGCTCGCCCGCGCGCTTGCCGATCTCCTTGATCGGGAGCAGCTTGCAACAGAGCGTGCAGCCGCCGCATTGACGCGTCGGTGTGGGTTCGAGCTCGATTGTGTATTTCAGTCCCAAATGATCTCATCCTCGTCGGCGACCTCGTACGCGCCGGGCAGTGGTACGATAGGCGGCAGATCCTTGGCGACGCGGATCGTATTGAGGTGCGCGACGCACGCGCGGCAGAACGGGCGGCGCTCGCCGTCGAGCCGGATGCTCGGCACCTTGTTCGGGTTAAACGAGAACACGCGGCCGCAGCGGACGCAGGTGCCGTGACAAATGACGTACCCCATTGCCGAACCTATTTGCGCGGGGGGCGCGCACCGTTGGCGTGCTCGATCACCAGCGCGAGCAAGACGCTCTCAAGCCTCGGGCTGCCGATCTTGTCAAGCGTCGTGATTAGCTCGCGGCGCGTGTGCGTGTTGAGCTGCACGTCGATCTCGACCGGCGCGCCCTTGCCATCCTCGCCAAAAAACGCCGCGACCGGCACCTTAAACAATTTCGCGAGACCGGCGAGCTTTCCGGCCGAGACGCGGTTCGCGCCCTTTTCGTATTTCTGCAATTGCTGGAATGTCAGCCCGAGGGCGGCGGCGGCTTCCGCTTGTGTAAAGCCGCGTGAGATCCGCAAGGCGCGAACGCGTGCGCCGACCTCGGCGTCAATCGGGGAATGTGGCCGACGAGCC